CACCATGCAAGAAGCGTCCGTGTAAGGGCATCAAAGGGCAGTTTTAGGGATTGAACCCAGGGAAGTATTTCTCCTTTTACATCGGTCGTCTTTCACCTGAAAAGCCGTGGCTTACTGTTACTCCATGTGACCGTGTATATTTGTAAGATCCGGGGCGCAGGGCCAAGGAACGATTGGCATTGTTATTGTTGATTGTGCCATCCGTATTGACATTGCAGAAGTTATTGTTGTTGTTGTAATTAGGGGAACGCAAGGCCCAGCGAACCGCCCGAAGGCAGATAGTCAGAAATACACCTAATGAAAAATCAGTTCTTTTGTTTTGCGCTTACATTTTTGATTGCTCCCTTCAGTAATTCATTTTCCTTGTCGATCAGTTCACCCAAGTTTTGGGCCATCTTATCCAGCTTTTCAATGGCATCCTGTGACTTCACAGCATTACCCTTGGAAGTGGTGAAAGCCCCTTCAGGGTTTTGATTCAAGATCAGATATACATGGGTCAACCTTACATCAAGCGCCATCAGTGAAGCCCTTGCTTCCAGCAAATGGGCCTTTCTCAATTCAATGCGTTGGGCATCGGAAGGAAAGATACTGTTTGCCTTTTCAGCATGGTCAATCACTTCACCAGCCAGAACAGCAACCGGTTCAGCAATCAGGCGGGAATACCTTGCTGAAAGCCGGGTTAAAAAGTTCAAGGTTTCTACATAAATTTGGTTGGCCGTGTTGATGAACTCGGCCTTACTTGTGGTTCTTTTCTGTTTCAGTACAGACATAATTTCACCCCTTTCCGTACCACCGAAAAAGTATAGCACAAAAAGGGCCATTTGCCAATTTTCAAAAATTTTTCGGGGCGCTTACGCGCCCCTATTTTTATTTGGGCTTGGCCCTCACAACCGCCGCCTTTCGGCGGCGGGATGGGGCCGGATTAGGTGCGGGATTAGGCGGCAAAGCCGGGGCGCAGGGCCAAGGAACGATTGGCATTGTTATTGCCGATTGTGCCATCCGTATAGACATAGCAGAAGGTAGTGGCGTTGGTGTAAAAAGGGGAACGCAAGGCCCAGCGAACCGCCGTGGACACGGCGGAATGATTATAGGCAACCTTACTGTTACCGGCCTTGTAATAATCATACTGAAGTTGATAATTCTGTTCGGCGCTATTTGCATAGCTTCTGGAACCGAACACTTCAAATTCAGCAAGATCAAAAATATAATCCGTGGTAGCGGTAACATAGGAAGCGGTATTGGAACCACCACCCGTGTTATCCGTGTACTTGGTAACAGGTTGCAGTACGGCACGAAGATCAGAAGGAAGCGCCGCCATAAGACTGTTGGAAACCGGGCTGGAAGGTGTGCCGCTGTTACCATACAGGGTTTTCCGCTTGGCACAACCATTCCAACCACCACTGTTGGTGTTGCTGGTGTTCCAGTGGAAAGCGCCGCTGGTGCTGGTATTGGTGTTATAGTTGGAATCACACAGGCCCACCGCTGTTCCGTTAATCTTTCCAATCTGGAAGTGGATCAGGTTATTACCTTCTTTAGCGCTGTTGTGATTGAAACCCAAAATGAACACATCAATGGCCAAATTGCTGAATGTGGTTGCTCCCACCTTACCATTGATCGTGATGGATTTGGTATCGCCAACATCCCAATAGTTATCACCCTGACCAGCGGCGGAAACCTCACGAATGGTGGCCCAACTGTTATCTGTCAAGGTGGAAGTGGGCAAGGTCACAGTTACGGCACAAGTTTTGCTTGTCGGGGCCGTGTAGTTGGTGCCAGCGGCAACAGATACCGTGATGGTTGCACTACCCTTGGCCTTTGCAGTTACGGTGATCACATTACCGGAAACACTGACCGTTGCAACGCTGGTATTACTGGAAACAGCAGAAACAGCACCATCACCGGAACGGGTGGCCGTAATGGTGCCGGTAAGGGTGCCAGCGCTCAAAGCCATGCTGGTTTTATTCAGGCTCAAAGAACCCGCCGCCTTGCCAATCGTCCAAGCAACAGTTTTGGCACCGGTAGCGCCATCACTCCACTTGTAGTTTGCACCGGGGGTGAAGGTTGCGTTGTAGCTTCCCGCATTGGTGCCGCTGGTAGTGCCGCCCAAAGTCATTTTGGCGGAATCGTAATTACTCCAAGAAGGGCTTTGCGCCGATCCGTTGTAAGTAATGGTTCCGCTTTGAACAGGAATAGCCATGGAAGCCTTGCCAATCGTCCAGCTTACTTCCTTGGCTTCCGTGGTGCCATCACTCCATTGATATTTGTCTTTGGGGGTGAAGGTTGCCACATAGGTTCCCGCCGCCGTTCCAGAAGTCACACCGCCAATCTCCATGGTATCAGGGTTATAGCTGTTCCAAGAAGGGCTTTGGGCTTGGCCGGTGTAGGTCAAGGAACCGGCTTGGGTGGGCAGAACATCAATGGTAAAAGCGATACTGGACACAGCTTTCAAAGCCGCATCAGCGGCCTTCTGTGCGTTCTGTGCCGCCGTTACACAGGTTCCAATCTGCCCCATCAGGAAAGGGTGGGCTTCCTCACTCTCATTGTGGGTTTTCACCGTACTTGCGGCGGTGCCTTTGGCTTCATAGTCCATGGCGGGAAGCTGTTCAGCGGGAATCTTACCTTCCACCAAATCCGCCTTGGATTTCTGCCCATCCTTCAGGGTTTGGATTTCATCAGCGTTGGCCTTCATCCCCGCATCAATCTTGTCCATGTTGCTGTTTTGAACTTCAACATCATAGAATTCAGAAGGAAGGGGTTTCACCAACCCATAGTTTTCAGTTTTGTTTGCCATCAGTTAATTACCTCATTTCTCAAATGATCGTGGGTATAGGCGGCAAGCTGTTCATGGGTGAACAGGCCAACTTCAGCATGGGTGTTGTAAAGCTGGGAAAGGTTCACGATCATATTTTGGGGAACCACACGATCCAACAGGGCTTCCACATCACTGAAGTTCTTCTTTGCCGCCACACCAACCTTCACAACAAGGTTATAGGTTCCTTCCGGTACTTCAGCGGAATAGTTACCGGCCCCGCAAAGGGTTTCAAGGATGTTCCGCAACTGCGGGATCGTGTACGGAAGTTCTTCATTGATACGGGTCAGAATACGGAACCGGCGATCTTCAAGGGTGTCCGTTCCTTTGGGGATGATCCCCAAGATCCGTTCCCAACGGGAAAGGCCCATATTTCCAGCCGTGGAAATGAACTGATTATCCAGAAGATCTTCAGCAGATTTCCACGCCTGTTCAAATTCAGGCTGTTGGCTTTCCATGATCCCCTGAAATTCTGCATAATCACGGATGATGAAAGGAAGGTAATTGATCAACCGTCTATCCATGTGTTATTCCTCCCTTCATCAACTGATCGTGATTTCCATAGGCGTGATATTACCCAAAACCGGAATGTAATCCAGTTCCAAGGTGAAGTTGGCGGCTTCCTCATTGATCTTGGTGTTGGCAACATCCAAAATACCGGGAATACTCAACAGGCGGCTTTCAATTTGGCTGATACGAACCACAAGGGCTTCATCTTGATCAGCCCAACTTTCCGCCAGTTCCTTGAAATAGCCTTCAATGGCTTCAGTTACATAACCGGCCACATCATCCCAAGTCCAATCCCGCTGGTAGTACAGGGCAAAGGACAGATCAACCATTTCTTCACCAACGCCTTCCACCCTGACCACATGGCCGATGGGGGCAATACCCACGCCTTCACCGGCGTTCTGAAGGGGGTCAACAGCGGTTTGCACCTGATCCACCAGCACTTCAGAAGGCACCATAAAGGTACTATCAATGATTACCAGCTTCACAGTTCCGCCCACCGTCAACTGTTGGTTCTTACCGGCAACATACACGGCATCCAGCCAAGTTTTCACCGCTTCAGGAACATCAGAAAGGCCGTTGATCCATTCCAGCGTTTCAGTCGGGGGAATGAATTCAGCGGGTTTCAACTCACTGTTCCAAGCCCGGTAAACCTTCACACCGCCAACGCCCGGAATGGCGTTCACCTTTTCGATGTAGTCAATCCGGTTGCCGCCAAAGGCTTGGGCGTTCAGGCTGTTGAAATAACGCTGTCTGAAGGTTTCGGTATCTTCTTCATCCTCACCGGGAACCAAGATGGATGTAACGGTACAGGTTTCCAGCCCTTCCACATACTCAATGGGGATCACCGTTCCGGTGTAGTCATTACCGGCTTCACCCACGGTTTCACAGGTGATTTCATAGGTGCCATTACCACGATCCGCCGAAACATAATAGTTCAGTTCCCCAATGGAAAAGCGGGTGTTCAAAGGCAAGAACAGGCTTGTGGGGGTAATGACCAACTGCAAAATTGCGGGGCTTGCCGGTTGCGGGGAAAGGCCCCTTTCCGCCGCCCTCAAAATCAGGTAAGGGCGGTTTGCGGTATCGGCAAAGGTTTCATTCAGCACCGTATCAAGGGCAATATACAGATTTTGCAGTTCCACGGCGGCGGGGGCATCCCCATACCAAACCAGCGAACCTTCACGGGTGTCAAGGTTGCTGTTGATGGAAAGGGCCTTCTGAAGCATCCGGGCCAAAATTTCTTGATAGGTTTGCGCCTCATACATCAGATTTCTACCTCCATTTCTGTGTTGATTTCGCCAAAAATGCTGACCACCGTGAAAGTAGTCAGCACTTTCTTTTTGTTCACTTCAAATTCAAAGTTCTGAACAGCGGTGATCCTATCATCCTGAAGCAAGGCTTCCCGGATCACTCGTTCAATTTCAGGAATACAGTATTCCACATCTTTTCCGATCAGGTGATGAAGTTCCACGCCATAGTTCCAAGAATGGATCAACCACTGATAGCGTTCAGTGTTCAGGATCAGGAAAACCGCCTGTTCCACCGCTTGGATTTGGTCAATGGTTCCGATGATCGTCAAGGAATTGTGGTTCATCCTGAAAGTTCTGCTTGGCAAAACCTCAAAGGTGAAATCCTGTTTCAAATCGTCCTGAACCTGTGGAATCATACCCATTCCCCCTTCAATGCCGGGTTGGGTTTAATCCGATCCAGCACAACAAATTTTTTGCCCTTTTGAATCCGGGCCAGAAGAACCCAATCACCCACGCCAAGGGCATTGTGAACCTTGAATTTCTTTCGGCCCACAATGGGGTGATCATGGTCTATATCTTCAGCCACACCGCCCCCGGTGTAGGTGTCTGTTACCGGGTGGCCGTGGGTGATGATCTCTGTTTTATGGCTCACCGTCATATCAACTTCAAAATCAGTGACATTCCGGGTCAACACCAACATTTTTTCTGTGTAAATGGCCTTCTGATCCACTTGGATCTTCAGGGGTGAAGCGGAAATAACCTGACCAAACAACAGGTTCACCGGCTTCCCGGCTTCCACCGCTTCAACAGCGGCCCTTTTCACAGCTTCAACAGCGTTAGGCAATGAATTCACCCCCAATCAAGTTCAGTTCCATCATGTGTTTGCTTCCGCTGAAGGTGTGGGTGACTTTCTCAACCACCATAAACTGATTGGCGATAATGTCACCCAAGTTCAGGGAAACCATTACCGCCGTTCCCGCCCTTACCCGAACATCACCAAAGGCGTTCTTGATCGTCAGCTTACGGGTTTTTTGATCGTAAAGTTTCAAAAGGGCTTCAGCTTTTGCGGCGGCACCGGTGGCGGTCTGAATCTGTTCAAAATACTGCAAAACGCCCCATTGGTTCATTTTGTCACCATCCTGAACCACATACAGTTCACGCTTACCGGTCTTTTCATTATTGAAGGCCAGCTTGATTTTGTTATAGGTCTGAACATCAATGCTGGATTCATAGCTGAAGTTTTCGCCGGTTTCCGCATCAATCAGAAGCCCAACCTTCATGGAATTGATATTCTTCAGGGTCAGCTTCCCAACATCATCATACAGAACATAAAGCTGTTTGGTATTTAGAAGGGTTTCATCAAGGGCGTTTTGGATCATATCAAACAGGGTTTGGTTTTCCTCCACAACGGTTTCCATGGTGTACCCGGTATCTTCCACGGTGCCAAGGTTCAACCGGAAATCGGTTGCAAGGCGCTTCAGAAGATCGGAAGCCTTCAGCCCTTCTTCTGTGATGGTGTCTTTGTTCTTCAGGTATCGCAGTTGGTCAAAGGCGGTCACATCAATGGTGTTGCCCTTATCCCGCTTTTTGGTGAACACAAACCCATAGAACATGGGGGTTCCATCCACAATCAGCTTGACGGGGTTTCCTTCTTGGAAATTGATAACCCCATCCTTGACCACTGTGAAATCCAGCCTTCCGGGGGTTCCCTTGCGTTCCCAAGTCAGCTTGGCCCCTTCTTCAACAACCGGATAATAGATTTTTGAACCGTTCTGGATCAGCAGTTCAACAGCCAAGCGGAATCACCCCTTTCATGAAGGCAAGGTAAGAACTTGACCGGTGTAAATCAGGTTCGGGTTCTTGATCTTGTCCTTGTTCAAATTATAGATTTCGTTATAACGGGAACCGTCACCAAGATATTTCTTGGCGATATTCCAAAGGCAATCACCGGATTTCACGGTGTAAGTGGTGGTTTTGGGGGCGTTGCTGGTTTCCCGTGGTGCCGGTTCCACCGTTGCCTTTGGCGTTTCGGTAGGTGTGGGGGCCGGTTTGATCGTGATTGTTTTGGTGCCGTAGGCCCTCCACTGTTTCAGCTTGATTGAAACAGTAATATCAAAGCCTTCCTTGGCATCATCAACAATCTGATAATCTTCAAGGCCCACCGTCAAATTGGTATAGAACAGCGCCCGCCCGTTGGGGCGGGTTCTGTTCAAGATCCATTGGAAAGATTGCTTGCCGGTTTTCAACCGTTCAAACAAATTCAGGTAGTATTGGGCGGATTGTGCGCCGCCGTTGGTGAAGGGATAAGATACTTGGGGAAGCACCAAATCAAAGGAAACATCCGTCAAACCGGCTTCCTTCAGAATGTTGATTTCTTCCCCGTTGATCAGGGTCAGGGTTTCATTCTGACTATTCACCTTCACCTTTATCTTGGAAGGGGTGATGGGCATAAGCGCCCCGGCAATATACATTTTGTAAGCCATTATTCATGCACCCCTTCCTCGGAAATATCCAGCTTTTCAGCAAAATCAGTGGCCCACATATCCATGATTCCATCCACATCAACATCCTTGCTGATATGGTTTTCATTGTGCTGTTCCACATGGATTTCAGCAGTAGTGTACCGGTTGATTGCTTCACGCTCTGCAATATCCTTCATGTATGCCAAATCTTCTTCAGCATAGTTCAGGGCATCAGCAGAAGCCGCCGTATTTGCGGCGGTATCACCGGTGTTGCCATAGATACCATCAAGGGTAGTGCCAAGATCAAAGGCATCAGAAGCCCCCATACTATCCATGGTGGAAAAGTCGAACATACCGGAAACGCTATCTTCAATACCGGCACCGAAATTGTAACCGGCATCCCAAGCGGCCCCGTATTCAAAGCGGCCAAGTTTCATATCATCGGCGTTCAGTTTCGCCATGATTTCTTCACCCTGACCAAAGGTATCATCAACCCAACCACCAAGGGAATCACGCCATCCCTGAACCGCACCGGAAAGGTTGGAACCAAAGATAGCATCAATGGCGGAAGCAAGGGCCTGAAGGATACCAAGCACCGTATCAGCCAAGCCAAAGAACAGGCGGCACACCGCCCCAATGGGATCAGTGAATACATTGCCAATGAAGTTGGCAACCTCGGCCACAAGGTTATAGATCAGAACAAACACATCCACAACCAAGTTCCACAGGGCCACGAAGATGTTTCCGATGAAGGCAAGCGCCGCCATGAAAGCACCACAGATAATGCCGGTGGCGGAAACGCTGGTTCCAGCAAATTTGTTCACCGCCGCAACCGCCGCATAGAACAGGGCGATCAGCATAATAATCAGCATAATGATCCATACGATGGGGCAAGCATACATAGCGGCGTTCAAGCCCCATTGGGCCGCTGTTTCGGCCATGGTCGCACCGGTCAGCAAGGAATAAATGGGAACGGCAACCGTCTTGGCCGCTGTTGCAATTCCGGTGGCAATAGCCGCACCCTTGGTGGCAACCTCATAGGCCAGCAAAGCCGCCGTTGCACCCCATACAATGGGGCTGATCCAACTCCAATTATCAACCACAGCGGAAGCAACGGCAATCAGCACATCCAAAACCACCGTGGCGATTTGGGCAATACCGGCAAGGCCGTTGATCAGGCCATCCGTTACCGTCTGGAACTTGGCACTGTTGCCGATCTCATTGATCTTGTTCAGGATCGGGGCGAAGATGGAAAGCGCCTTGTTCTGCATGGAAGTCCAGATTTGGCCCCAAGTCTTGGGCATATTCTCAAACTTGGTTTCAATATCATCAGCCGCCGCAAACATGGCGTTCTTCACAATATCGGCGGTAATTTGTCCGTCAGCCGCCATGGTTCGGATCTTGCCAATGGGAACATCCAGATAATCAGCGATATTCTGAACGATGTTGGGGGCCTGTTCAAAGATTGCGTTCAGTTCTTCACCACGCAACACACCGGAAGCCATGGCTTGGGTAAGCTGAAGCATTGCGGCGGATTGCTCTTGGGCGCTTGCGCCGCCAAGCACGAAGGATTTATTGACCAATTCAGAAAAGGCAATCACTTCATCCATTCCGGTAAAGGAATCCTTGGCGTTGTTACCCAACTTGGCAACAGCGGCGGCGGTGTCCATGTAATAGGATCGGGAACGCTGGGCGGAAGCCATGATCTTTTTTTCCAGTTCCGCAACGCTTCCACCATCATCAAATTGGATCAGCGCATTGTTCAGGCGGGAATTGGTTTGGGTCAGATCATCAGAAATGTTCAAAACCTTTTTAATTCCCGCAATACCACCAACCGTGGCGGCAACACCCTTCAATTTTCGCCAAAGTCCATCAGCGGCGGAAGTTCCGCCCCTAATGTGATCATTAAACCGCTGTTGCTGGTTATCGGCATCCCTGATACTTTGTTCGATACCATCAAAGGCGGTTTCAGCCCTTGCCAGTTGTTCACGGGCTTCCTGAATGGCGCTGGTATCAACCGCATTACCGGAAGTGCTTTGCATGGTTTCAAAGCTGTTGATCACAATGTTCATGGCCCGGTGCATACTCTGAAGGGGGGAAGTTACACCGTCATACAATGCGATTGCGGTTCTGATCGTAGCCAAATAGGTTCACCACCTTTCAAAAAAGTACCGGGGGAAATTACTTGTGTTTCCCCCGGCGCTGTTTGCGTTCTATTTCTTTTTGCTTTTTCTTTTCGCTCTCAATCCGAACTTCAATGGAAGCGATCACAAAAGCCCGTTCTTTTCGGTCAAGGGCGAAAAACTCATGGGGAAGAATGTGAAGTTCCTGAAGGCAATAGTGGGCTATGTTCGCTTCACCATCACCTTCAGTAATTAGTTTTTTGCGGTATCAACATCTTCCTGAAGGGTAGTATCAAAACCACACACTTCCTGAACCTTGCTGATATATTCGGCGTATTCGCCGGGGGTCAGCATGGTTTTCAACAGGGCTTCAGCACCCATGACCTTGTAGCTGTCCTGAAGTTCCTTGTTGTTCAGATCGGGGAACACGGTACAGGCAACAGCCAGCTTGCCAAGGTACTGATCATAGTCAGTTTCCTTCTGATACTGATTCTTCTTGCCGGGGATGGGAACACGCTTGGCGCAGGATTTGCGAAGGGCTTCATCTTCAGTGCCGGTGATGGTCTTGATCTCCCAAGGGATGGGGTTGCCTTCACCATCCAAGAAGCGCTTGGAAACCACGAACTTGATATTCTCAACCTGAACGGCATTTTCAGCCAGAAAACCGGAAAGGGTCATACTCATGTTAAAATTCCTCCTATTTTTTGAAGTGAAACAAGAAAAACCCCGCCCACACTTTCAAAATGGGCGGGGTTTTGTCAGTGTTTATTCCATTCCTTCCAGAACCTTGAAAGTTTCGGGCATCTCGAAATCCTCAAAGGTGAAATCCATATCTTCATCCAAGTATTCCGCATCAGCATCAAACTTGGCAAGGATTCCGCCATCAATGTTACAATCCTTCAGGATCACGGTCTGACGGCCAACAGAAGAAGTGGGATCTTCATTGGTCACCTGAATGTCAAAGTAAACATCCTCGCCGGTGTCCTTGAACTGCTTCATCATTTCACGGAAGATGGAAGTGTTGTAATGGAAGGTTGCGTTGCCTTCACCTTCCCAACCGGTGGCCTTGTTGCCCTTACCGGTCTTACCAAGGATGGGAACCTTGGATTTGGTCTTGTTGAAATTCGCTTCCAGATTGATAGCTTGCATGAAGTTGTAACGGCGATCACCGATGGTCACAAAACATTCAGCCAAGGAAGCGGAAACGGTATCTTTTGCGTGCATAACAGTAGCCATGATTTACACCCCTTTCTTACTGCACATAGACAGTCATGTAAAGCTGGGCCATGGCGTTGACGGGGGTAACATAGTCAGTTACCACAACCGCCTTCTTGGTATCGCCTTGGGCAACAGTTACATCTTCTGCCTTGAAGTTCTCAATGGCTCTGATATTCTGAAGTTCGGTGTGGTGCTTCACAATATCATTCCACAGGCTGATCCGCCCGGAAGCATCATTGGGAACCTTGCCAATGTATTTCTTTGCGAACAGAACCGCAATATCATTGGCAATCTGATCCAGAACACGGATGGTCTGATTGCTGGAAAAGTCGGCGGATTTTTCATCCGTCACGGAAATGAAGGTGTTAATATCCTCCAGAACCACAACTTCACCATCAACCAAGTGGAACATGAAGGAACCTTCCTTGATACCGTTTTCAAGCTGGGTTTGGGTGTAATCGGTATCAACGGAATATTCACCGTCATAATCCATGTTGGTTGCAGACTTGTTGACAGCAGTACCGGCGATCACGCCAGTAACCCAAGGGATCAGGGCGGCGCTGTCCTTATCGTCCACAAGGCCGTTCTTCACGCTCACCACGCCTTCAAAATCGGCCAGATTGCGGAAAACAACACACTGGAACTTCTTGCCCACATCATCACGCATACGCTTACAGAAGGAAGCGAACAGGCCCTTCACCACATCATTAGTGGCAATGCAACCCATAGCGTTGTAGGTGTAGGCTTCAGCCTGATCCAAATAGGTCTGATATGCCGCATCTTCCAAATTGCCGTTGGCACCGTTGGTCAAAGGCATGGAAGCGGTCAGGGCCAGAACAGCTTCAGCGTTCCAATCCACATAATCATTGGCCTTCAGATCAGCCATAGTGGAAACACCTTCCTGAAGATCCACCTGAAGGGTGTCAAGATAGGTGCTTACATCGTACAGGGGCTTTTCCTCGGTGCTGTTTTCATTGGCTTCAATGACAACACGCAGAGAATTACCACGAATACCGGGATATTTGGCGGTTGCAAAAGTGTTGGCCGCCTTGGTGCCGCCAGTGTTCAGACGGAAGAAATGAACCGTCTTGGCGTGCTTGAAGATTTCACGCATGGGCTTCAGGGCATCGGCGGTGTAGGCATAGCCGAAAATCTTCTGACTATCCTTCAGGAATTCCGCCAGTTCCACAGTGAAAATCTTACCTTCAACACCCCAATCCATATCAAGGGCAATGGTAGCAATGCCACGATCAGACAGGGTAGCGCTTGCATTGGCAACAGAAATGAAGTTCATGTAAGCGCCGGGAAGGATTTTGTTTTGGGTCAAAAAAGTACCTCCACCCAAGGCCATATTATTTCACCTTACCTTTCTTGAAGAAATCATTGATCAGGCCATCAACCTGATCCAAAGTGTAGGTTTTGCCATCCGTCAACAGAACGGAAAGCAGATCACGCCGGTTGGCGTAACGCTTCAGGGTCAAAACCTTCTGTTTACTGAAAACCACCGGGTTTGCGGCCACAGTAGGGGCCTTTTCCGTAGGTTTCTTTTTGCTGGTAGCCATAAATTATCACCCTTCCTGTGTACCAACATCCATTTCCAATGTTTCCATGGTGGGGATCTCATAAGGTTTGATTTGCGTGTGGTTGAAGTTCACGAAGAAATGAAGAACATCATCCACAATTTCATAGTTGATCCCGGTGGAACGCAGAATCACACCGCTGGGAAGGGTGATGTACTCCAAACATTCCATCAACTGTTCCGCAACGGTCAGCATTTCGGCGTTATTTCCGGGGGCGCTTGGGTGATACAGAAGATCGAAAGGATTCCGCTTCAAAGAACGCCGCCCAAGCAACGGGGATAGTTCCGGTTTCAGGATTTGAATGAAGAAACAGGGTTCTTTCAAACCCTGTTCAACATCGTTCTGATAGATTTTATATCCATCCCCGAAGGTGGCGTTCAGCTTCATGGAAATCCCTTTGATGATTTCATTCAGCATCAAAATACCTCCTTCAAGCATTGATATAGCGCCCTTTGCAACAGGGTCGGGGCCATAGTTTCCACTTCCTGAACGGAAATGGTCATCATAAAGCGGCCCTTCACCCAACTTGCCTTCAGGCTCTTTCCAAGGGCGGGAACATAGCGCCCCGGTGTTTGTCGGTGTCCATACTCCACATAGGAAGCATATTCAGTGGGGTTCAGCACAGTAATGATGTACTGATCACCTTGCTTTTCAATGGGAAGGATTTCCCACGCATCCCGCAAGGTGCCGCCCTGATACCCTGACCAATACTGATCCAGAATGGCACCGTTACGGGTCAGGAAGGTTTTGCTTTTTCCGCTTGCCCCTTCCACCTTTTGGGTTTTGGGGCCATCCAGCTTGGGTTTCACACCAACAGGGGTTCTTTTCTTGACCTTATTCAGAAGAAGTTGGGCAATCTGATTGGCCGCTTGGCGGCAAACCTGATCCATGTCAGCTTGTTCAAGCTGTTCAAGCCTTTGTTCAAGGGCTTTCAACTCTTTGAAATCGGCCCTTCCCCAACGGGCCATTAGGCCCACCCCCTGAATTCTTTCAGATCAATTTCTTGGTGGTTGCTGAACACGCCCGGTTCCCCGGAACTGGAATAGGTGAACACCCGTTCCAAGGCGTTTGGGCGGGTCACAATGACCTTGCAACCAGCGGGAATGACCACATCAGGGGTCAGGAACAACTTAACCGATTGGGAAACCATTGCAACGGCATCACCTTCAGTTGAAGTTAAGGTTTCAAAGGACAACTTACACGGCTGATCCTGAAGAAGCGGCTTTTCTTCAAAATCGGTCAGCTTTGTATCAGGATCGGTGACTTCCACCCGCTGGATGATAGTACACCGATCCTTCCACAGCTTTTCAAGGGCTTTCCGCTGGGCGCTTACCATACCAACCGCCTGTAACGGATGAATTCACGGGTTCGCCCGTTGGTCAGGTATTCGATCAGGTTATTCAATCGCTGTTCAGGGGTGGCACTACCTTCACCAACGGCAAAGGTAATGTTGGTATCACCTTCCTGAATGGATTTCACAGCCGCATCCAGATCAAACCCTTCCAGTTGCCCACAATCCTTCTTCCACTTCAGGTATTGGCCCACAACCATTTCCACGGCCATGAATTCCAAGCCTTCAGGGATTGCGGCCTGATTGGTTTCATTTTTGATCCGTTCCGTAACGGAATTGATGATGAAATCAATCAGGGGGTCAGTATCAGGAACAGTTACCCCCAAGGCTTTCAACAGGGAAATTACTTTATCACGCATGGGGGATCACCGCCTTTCTTTACTGTTCAGCTTCAGCCGCCTTGATAGCGGCCAGAATATCGGCCTTCTTGTCGGCAACATCGGTAAGATCAATACCGTGTTCCACGGCGTAAGCCTTCAGATCATCCTTGCCCATCTTGGCAAGGGGATCAACCACAGGGGCTTCACCTTCCACGGTGTAGCCCTTGGCCTTCATGATTTCGGCAACTGCGGGATCATCAGTGGTAGCAACACCACGATTGAACACAGCAATACACTTGCCGTTTGCCCACACAGCGCCGAACTTCTGTTTACCAGTGATCTTAAACATGGTTCAGCCCTCCCTTACAGCAAGCCGGTAATGGAACCGTGCAGGAAAGCGGGGCCGTGGGCAAGGCCGATTTCGCCGTAAATCTGCTTCTTCTCGGCGGCACCGGTACGGGCCAGATCCTCCAAGAACAGAACACCCTTGCCGGGAACATCCTGAAAAACAGGCGCACAGGCGGAAACATCAGCGATCAGGATCTTGTCAGCGGCCATGAAGGGATCATAGCAGATACCCATTTCAAAGAAGTCGGTTTCCAACTTCTGAATGTTCATACCACCAACATTGCGGGGTGCGGCGGCATTGTAACCCAACTGCTTTTCATACAGATCGGTGATCTTCTGCTTCTGGGTGGAACCACAGAACAGAACCATGTTGCCGAAGTTGGCACCGGCATCAGCCATGGCCTTGAACAACTGCTTCAGCAGATCCAAAGACAGGGCGGCGGAACCGGCATCAATAGTGGTGCCGGTGGAACACAGTTCCAGCATACCACGGGTCTTGTTGGCTTCAGAAACATCACCGGCCTTGGCGTAAGTGCCGTTCAGGAAGGTGTATTCCACATCACGGGCGATCTTCTTCAGGCGCTGGGCAATCTGCCAATCCAGTTCAGAAGTGGGGTTGGCCTGAACACCAGCGGTGTTCAAACCGGACAGCTTGCCACGGTTCGCCATCTTTGCATAAGTCAGGGAAATGGTTTCGTGGAAGATCTGGGTCACATTGGTTTTCTGCTCACGGGCAATGGCAGTAGCTTCAGGGGCGGTCTGGGAAGCCTGTTCAGAAATGGAAGGCTGGGCCGCATCGGGGAACTCATACAACACGCCGGTTGCGAATTCGTCATTCTCGGTTTTCATACCACCGGACAAACCGCCGATCATGGACAGGAAGGGGGTTTGGGTGGGGGAAGCGGTGAACAGATCACCGGCAAAGTTCGGCAGATTGAAAGTAGTACCGATTCCAGTAACATTAGGCATAATCAAACATCCTTTCTAAAAATCGTTTTATTTTGGTGGGTAACTTAAAACAAGGTCACGCCATCAGCGGCGGCTTCACGCTTGATAGCAACCACAAGGGCGGAATTACCGGCCTTTCGTGCATCAGCCAAGCGGGTTTCATAGCCGCTGACTTTGGGATCAGGGTTCGTGGTTACGCTTCCAGCGGGGGAAGCACCGGCCACGGCGGGGGTAGTGTTAGAATCAGCTTTGAAAAGGAAACTGGTTCCTTCAGCCTTTGCCAGCTTGCCGATTTCATCAGCAAGGCCGTAAATGGTGCCATCATCGGCCAAGTTAGCCTTCTCCAAGAAAGCGGCCAACAGGGGTTTCACGGTGGCGGGGTTAATCGCCTTGGCATCCGTCAGGGCCTTATCCACAGCGGCGTTGATCTTCAGGGCCTTCATTTCAGCGGCGTGATCATCAGCCAACTTCTTGTTATCGGCCTGAAGCTGGGCAATTTGATCCTGAAGGGCCTTGGCATCGCCGGTGTTCTTCTGCAAGGCTTCCAACTGCCCATCTCTTTCCTTGATGGTGTTCTTTGCGGTCTGAAGTTCCGTGTTGACCTCATTGAAGCGGCTCTTGGGAACAAAAGAACCATTCAAACCTTCCATCACTTTGTTGGCCTGTTCTTCCGTCAGGCCCATTTGCATCAGGGTTTCCTTTGTCATAGCGTTTTCCTCCATTCATAATCCTTTTTTACCGTGGGTAAGGAACCACGATTTTGAACCCTTCTGTTTACCGCCCACAACGGTTCTAAACGGCGATTTGGGTATGAAAAAACCACCACCGGCCAAGGGCCGGGGTGGTTCAATCAACAATTATGTTTTTTTCTTCCTGATAGCCATGTTCCTTCATGTAGGCTTCAAATTCTTCCACCACTTCAGGGGGTGCGCCTTCCTTCAGGTGCCAGTTATCAGGTTCAGGAACGAAATATTCACTTGTGAAGAACTTGGGCATCATTTCAATCCCTCCAATAACTCCATAAGTTGTTTTCCGAACTCTACCGCAACGGGGCGGGGGTTCGGGCTGTCCACCCATTCACTGAAACATTCAGCGAACCATTCATAATGGTCTTTGGTGGCGTAACCGGAAACAGCGGCTTGGGTGTCAGAAACCTTCAGGCCACACGCCTTCATTACCTTGGGGCGCAGATAGGCGGAAACCCATTTAGGCTCCCACTTATTCAGCATACCCGCCGCACATTTGATGTTGGTCAGGTAATCATCCACAGCATGGCCCAATTCGTGGGTAACGATGGAACCCCAATGAGTACCGGCACAATGGAAACCAGCCGCCAGATCACCCGCATAGTGCTTGGCAAGTTTGGCGCTATCCCCAAAATACCGGGTGTTCACGCTGATACCGCCACGACCAAGGCCAACCATACATTGGGCATAGGTTCCAGCGCTCAAAGTGGTGGCATTACAGGAATTCAATTCACCGATCATATCAGGCAGACGGTTGAAAACCCGTTCATGGGCTTTGAACACGCCTTTGGCCGTTTCCAGATCACAGCCTTGCAAGGAAAGCAGATCATTACCATCATAGGTTTTCCCATTGATGGTGGCGATATTAAACCAGCCCTGTTCTTTCATCAGGGCTTCCACTTCCTCAACGGTGGTGCAATCGTCCACGGTCAGTTTCTTGATCCCTTCAATTATACCGCCCACGGTGGCAACGGTCAACCCATCCTTGGAACCGCCTTCCGTGAAGGTTTTTACCCAATCCCCATATTTCATGTTGGAAGGCACATAGTAAACCTTTCCATCAGCGTTCCGGGCGGCTCTTTCGCCAATGATCGTTTCATCAATGGCCGGGGCCGTAGTTCCACGGCAGTTGGGATGAAAGGGCGGCACCGTTACGCCGGGTTCATATTGGGAAAGCGGGATCACCGTTCCATCAAGGGGTTGGCAAATCTCGCAAGTGTGGGAATCCAGCGTTTCAATGATTTCCACCATATCCACGCCCAATTCCTTGTAGCTTTCATAGCTTGCGGCGGCGTTGAAATAGGTGGTTTCCGTGTGAACCAGCCTTCCAGCCTGATACCGGGAAACATTGAACTGTTTCTTCACGGCATCGGTGATCTTTTGGGGGCTGTCACCCCTCAAAAGCCCTTGGGTAAGGTTCTTCTGAATACCGGTCACAAGGTTGGCTTTGCCTTCCCAACAGCGATCCCGGAAGGTTTTCTTATCGGCTGTCCACGGTTTTGAAAGCAAGGTTTCAATTTTCTTCTGATTCAGGGCCGTAATATCCCAACCAATACCCATGCCCTTCTGAATTTCAAAGGCGGTCTTGGTATATCCGTTGGAAACTACATCCTTCAGAAGATCATCAATGCTGTCAAGCTGGTTTCCATACAGAAGTTCAAGCTGTTGCTGAATCTGCATTTGCACCGCTTCAAGGCGGCTGATATGGAACCGGGCGGAAGCGTTTTCCAGCTTCTTGATCCACTCCGGGGAAAGGTTGGCTTGCTGTCCGATCTTGATATACTGATCAACCGTCCATTTGAATTCTTCAAGCTGTCCGGTGGTCAACCATTTTCGGGCTTCCGTCAGGCTGATTTTGTTGTTGGTGGCGAACCGGCCATACCAGCGTTCAATATCGGCCTGAACTGTTCGTTCCGCTTCTCTGAACATATCTTCAAGGGTGCTGATACACTGATCGGCTTCCCTTTGGGCGGCTTCTTCCAGAATGGCGAACCGGCCCCGCCAATAGTCAGCATTTTTCATGGGCTGATTCTCCCTTCTGTTATATTGGCTGGGGTGGGCGGATTTGAACCACCGAATCACGGGGTCAAAACCCGTTGCCTTACCTCTTGGCTACACCCCAATATTGGTGCCGGGTATGGGAATTGAACCCATACGCCCGAAGGCGGCAGATTTTGAATCTGCTGTGTCTGCCTGTTCCACCAACCCGGCGAATGGTAGCGTGTACGGGAATTGAACCCGTGATCCCGGCTTGAAGGGCCGGTGTCTTAACCACTTGACCAACACGCCATAGAAAGTGCCGGGGAAAGGAATTGCACCTTTGACCGGGCAAGGAGGCAACCCGGCCCGCCCCGTTATTGCCCCGGCATATCGGAAGGGTGGGGATTATTCATCCCCACCCGGTTCCTGTGTTTTGGAAGGATTGTTGGAATTGGGAAAAGCGTTCATGTAGTCCTGAACGGCTTCTTCCTTTTCCTTCTTCAAACGCTCCAATTCCGTTTGTGCATCCTTTGTCCACGGGTGCTGTTCCACAATGGTTTCATTGGAAATGATACCAGCAGATTTGGAACAGTTTTCGATCACTTCAGATTCATTGATCAGAATATCACGGTTGAAGATTACAGAAACTTCTTCATTTTCAAAATCCCCTTTCCCCTTGGTTTTCAAATCCTGACAGATAAACCAAATAAGCTGTTCAAATGCCGCCTGAAATTCCGTTTCCATGCTGTTTGCATCCAAATCAATGTCAGAATACATGGATTGGATGTTCATTTGGTTGGGATTACCGGAAAGGCGATCATCCTTGGCATCATAGCCACGGGCATTTTCAATCAGGGCCTTTTTGAACACTTCCAAAATGGCCTTGTAGTTTTCAGCGTTCACTTCAATGGTCAGGGTTTCAACCCCGCCATCTTCACGAACCTTCACAGCGGAATAGGTGGAAAGGTTATAACGGAATTCGCCAAGATCCTGACCATCATAGTTCTTCAGAACCAAGATGGTGTTCCGGGCATTTTCTTCCATGTTGTTCTGAAAATCAGAAAGGATGGTGTTGATACCATCCTGAAGGGATTTCACACGGCGGATCAGCGGCGTTTCCTGTTTGTTGTACTTGAAGGCGATCAGCGGCAACCGATCCCAATTATAGGCTTCCACCTTCTCACCGGTGGTCACAGTGATATAGGGGGAATATTCACCAAGTTCAACATCAGGGATCAGGGTTGAACCATCCAGAACATAGCGGTAAAGGCCATCCGGTTTGTAGATTTCAACCTTTTCCACCAGCTTCTTTGTCAGGCCATCCCAAACTTCCTGAATGTAAAGACGGGCGGCGGCATCCAAAACCGTGTGATCATCGTCCTTCCAGAAAGGCAAAATCTGAAAGGCCGGGAAGCGCCTGAAGGAAAGTTCACCTTTTTCATCGTAGAACACGAACAGCCAACCCTTACCACCGTTCAGGGCATCTTCACCCACATACTTGATAAGGCGCTGAACTGCCTTATTGAACCGCTTTTTCAGAAGTTCAAAATAGGTCTTGTTCTCACAGTTGATGGTGAAGGGCTTGCCCAACAGATAGTTGGTTTTCTGATCCACCATCTTTGCATACTGATTATCAATCACCTTGTTATTGGGAAGGTTGGTGACTTCAAACAGTTTGCCATCAGCACCAATGGCGGTGCGCTTCCGATCCACAATATCATGTTTACCGGAATAGTAGGTTTCACCCTTCATCTGTTCCACCCGTTCCGGGGAACCCTTCCACGCCACGATCTCACGGGCGAAGAACTGTCTTTCAGTAAGTCCAGTACCGGCCCCTTCTTCAATCAGGCGATTGATACGGGCGGTTTCAGTTTCAACAAAAAGCATCTTTCAATCACCTTCCTATTGCTTAATGTCCACAAACAGTGGAAAAGCCCTGAAAAATCAGGGCCTTTGTTACTATCATGTTATTCAAAGCTGAATACAGGCCCACCGCCAACCTTTTCAGCAATGCCGGTGGTAGCATCCGGGGCATCATCATGAGCGTTTTTGCCTTCCTTCTGATACCGGTTCATAGCTTCATAGTATTCAGGCCAGCGATCTTTCCAGTTCACCGGGAAATAAATGTGGTTCATAACCCAAGTGCTGTTTGAAAGAATACGGGCAATTTTGTTTTCAGATTGATGGAATGGCCGAATAATACACCGGTTGGAATGGAACCGTTCACGGATTTCCCGTTCAACATTACGGCTGAAGCCACGCCCACCGTTGTTGCTCTCAATGTCAGCAATATTCACACCGCCCTTGAACAGCATTTCAGCGGTTGCCGGTTCGGTCTTTTCCATGCCATCCTTGGTGTAAAGCACATCCAGAACATAGGCTTCACCGTTGTATTCACCATAGTTGATACTGCAAAGGTAATCATCACCGGTATCAGCGGTATCAGTGTAATTCCTGATCTTGGTGAACAGCGGCTTCCCTTTGGTATCCATCGGGATCTTCTCATAGGTCTTGAAGCTGGTGTAAAGTCGGCCCTTAATATCAATGGGTTCCTGTTGGTAGTTTGCGGAAGCAATATCCAAGCCCATTGTTTGGGTTTTGCGCTCATAGCTTTGTTTGGAAAGGATTTCCGGGCAAAGCATAGAACCATCAGCCTGAACCGCCTTATAGATCACCGTTCTGATCCTTGCACCAATATTGGTGTAATGCTCAATGATCCTACCAGCCAAATCAAGGCTATGCCATCGGGTCATAACAATGATGATTTTGCCGCCTTCTTCCAGACGGGAAAGCATGGTATCAGTGAACCAAGTCCAGTGCTTTTCAAGGGTATCAGCGTTATTGGCTTCAAGGGCCGATTTGATCAGATCATCAATGATCATGATGGTGGCACCAAAGCCGGTGGCCGTACCCGTGGGGGATGTAGCCAAATAGTTGTTATATCCGTTGGTCAGGCTCCACATATTCATAGCGCCATCACCCCGCTTGATCTCAACGCCGGGGAAAATGTCACTATAAACGATCTTGTTTTGATCAGCCTTCACTTCAGAAATCGTGTTTCTGACGGATTTTGAAAAAGTGGTGGAAAGCGTTTCATTGTAAGAACCGGTCATGATCTTTTCACGCTGGTTCTTACCCAAAACCCATTCCACAAAGCAACCAACCGTTCTGGATTTCCCGTGGCGGGGCGGAAGGTTGATCACCAACACTTCATCATCCGAAAAATAGAAATCCTGAAGCTGATCACAGAAATCAACCAAAAAGGCCCGATCTTCCTTGTAGAAGTCAGGGGCCTTGGCGTTGCAGTAATAGAAAAATTCACGCTTTGCCAGTTCACACCGGGCAAGCTGTTTAATCATTGGATCAATCATGGGCTATCAGCTTCTTCAGTTCTTCCGTGGTCAACCCGGCAAACGGATTATTGGTGTTGATCGTTCCTTCAACTCCCACACCCCGTTTATCACGCCAAACATCAGGCTTCCGGTTTTTCAGCCAGAAGATTTGGGCCGTGGTATCAGGCTGAACTTCCTTGGTGACGGTCTTTGTGATCTCCATGTGGGAACCGGTCTTTTCCCCGGTGTTCGGGTCATAGTCAATGACCTGTTCCCGTGTGGTTTCAACATAGGTATATCCCAAGGCCCTTTTCAACAAAGCGTTTTCAACCTGAATATCAACAATAGCCTTGCCCCTTTTTAGGGTATCCGAAATGTCCGGGAATTTGGTTTTCCATTCGTTCAAGGTACTTCTGACAATGCCCATATTGGTGGCAATCTGTTCTTCTGTCAGCCCGTCCCTTGCCCACGCTTCAATTTGAAGCAAGCCTTCAACGGTCAGCCATTTTTCAAATTTGCCTTTTGCCATCACAGATCACCCCTTTCATAAGCATAAGAAAAACGCCCCGGTTCCCCGTGGGCGCTTTCTCATTCTATATTGTATCACGGGCCTATACTGACATAAAATCACTTCATACTGTCCATTACTGACAGAAAAGCAACAAGGCCCTTTCCGTGAACCCGATACACCCACCGAACTTCATGTTCAAGTTCATAGGCAATGGCTTCCCATTTCATACCCTGAACATACCGGGCAATCAAAACATTCTGCTGATCGTGGTCAGGAAGTTGGCTGATCAGGCGGAAGGCTTCACGCTTTAGATCAACAAGTTCATCAATCCTTTGGTCAATCTCCCTTTCAAGGTCAACGATCTTGGCAATGGTAGCCGCCATAGTATCTTTGGGGCCGGAAGTCTGAACCTTATCAGGCTTCAGTTCACAGCTTACGCTTGTCAAGCTGGAACGCAAGGTTGCAACGGTATTGCAAAGGCGCTTGATCAGCTTATCAGTTTTCGGAATCTGACAAAGATAATCTTTGGCCTTATCTGTTTCCTTCACTATGTATCACATCCTTTCACACATCTGTAACGGATCAGCACCGGAAGAAAGTGCCGTAATATCAAGGGTTTTCGGGCAAGTGTAACGGATGTAACAGATATTTTGGGAACTCGTTATATAGTAACTTATTCTTATATATTATTTTTTTTTTGAAATGAAAATAATATAGTATCTGTTACATCTGTTACACCCAAGGGGAAACGCCCACCGTTCAAGGCTTTTCCCCGTAACAGATAAGGGGTGAATAATCTGTTACCACCTGTTACACTTGAAACTTAACTTTCAAGAACACACTACCCCAACCGCTGTTTTAGGGGTCATTCACCGGGCCAACCCGTTTCAGATATTGGGCCGGGGTTTCCTTGGTCACGGTCAAGGTGATCACATTGGGGTTCTTCAACAACTCCATGACTTCTTCCATGGTCACATCATCACCCTTGTAAGTAACCACGGCTTTACCTTTTGCGTGCTGGAATTTCACTTTCATTTGTATTCCCTCCCGGTCTTTCGGTCACGAATTTCAATCCGGGCAATCAGATCAAACCCGGCCAGCTTGATAATGTACTTCAGTACAAAGATCAGGGTTTCCACCCGTTTCTTTTCACGGTTTTCTTCCTGAACAATGGGCTTTATGCCCTCATAAGCGGTAGGATCATTGTACCCTTCCGCATTTTGCCAAGGTTTAGGCATCGGGTTTCACCATCCTTTCTTCCTGATACCATGCTTCCACATCACACCCAATGCCTTTCAGCTTTTGGCGGCAAAGCCAACCGCCATCTTCAGCATCCATCAGGTAATGATCCCGCAATTTGATATTTTCGGCATAGAACAGCTTCCACGCCTTCTTCAAACGCTTGGGGCCGAACCCGAAATGAACATGAAGCATCCACAGGATGGAAGAATCATTGTCAATGCTGAATTGGGTATCGTTTTCAACTATCTGCTTTTTGATTTCCTGATCCAAGGCCCTTTGTTCGGCCTTATTCAAGGCCACGCCAAAGATTTTGCCGCCAGCCTTCTTAAAGTTCATGGTATTCACTCCAAATATCATCGAACAGAACCGGGATCTTGGCGTGAACCATATCCAACAGCTTCAGGGCCACTTCACGCATTTGGGGGTGTGCGGCCTTGGAACAGCGCAACTTCAGGAAGTGCCGCCATTCACGAATATCAGCGGTCATGACCACTTCAGTTTTCAGGCTGTTGGGCAGAACAGAACGGGCTTCCTGTGCGGTACACCCGTAATTCAGAAGGTTAAAATAAGCCTGTTCAGCGGCAAGGCAACCTTCTTCCCACAGGTTCCAACCATCGGTATTGGGGTTCAGGAAACAGGGGCGGATCACGGTGATTTCAGAACCAAAGCCTTCCTTGCTGTAATTGCAATAGCGGGTAGATTCCTGACAGTAGGAAGCCAGCCGGTGGCGCACGATCTCATGAGAAACACCACGATCACAGATGAACTTCACCGTGAAGGAAAAGTGTTCAATAACGGCTTCATGGCCCCGCTTCACAATGCCCTGAATAAACTTATCAGCGGAACCTTCCGTGATCTTATCTTCCGATTTGTAGCAGACACGCCCACAGTTTTCAAGGTGCTTCAGGATCATGGCACCATCAATAGGGGAAATAAACTGAACATCAGCATTGATGATTTTCATTTTTCTTCAACCTCCGAATGATTATTTTCACAGCCCTTGCAATACAGTTCATGAATTTGGGCCGCTATGTGTGGCGGAAATGGGTGATTGTTGGGGCACACCTCGCACGGGCTTTCAAGCCGGGTGGGAATGTCCTGAAGTTCAGGGTGTTTGATCTCCATATACAGGGCAAACAGGATATTCCATGCCGCCGCCCTCAAATGGGGTTCATCCTTCATTCCCATCATGTACTTGGCAAGGTGGCGAAAAGCGGAATCAATCAGGCTGTGAATGGGAATACCCTTTTCACAATTCCGTTCACCATACTTCAGCGCCCCTTCTTCACAGTGTTTGGAAACCTCCACCAAGGCTTCCCACGGCAAAAGATCCATGCGGCCTTTGCCGGTGTGCATATCCCGAACAGCGCCCGTTTCAAATTGGGTGCGTTCACCGCTGTCTTTAATCTGCATTTTTCACCAATCCTTTCAGTTAAACCATTTGATCACCGGATCACCGGTGAAGCCTTTTTCCCATACATACCACGCATAACAGATCGTGCTTCCGTTCTGGAAATTATCAAAATCACCATTGGGCGCACACCTGATCCGGGATCGTGATACATATACAGTTCGGGGGGGGGTCTGTGAAAAGAAGTCCTTTCGCTTTTGCCCCTCCAAGAACTGGATTTTCAAAAGCATTGCCACTTTGCGCCCCGGCTTCACACTATCCAAGGCCCGTTTGATGAAATCAAGGGCGATATTATACGGGGGATTTGTGACAATATCGCCTTCAAAATCATCAAGGGTTTCCGTCAGGAAATCCAGCGGTTCAGGATCACCAAAACCCCGATATATTAAATCGGTGCTGATTACTTCATACCCGTGGGCCTGAAGCACTTTGGAAATATGACCTTCACCACAGGCCGGTTCCCATATCAGCGGGGCAAAGGTTTCCAATTCCAACAGCTTTTCAACGGCCTTGGGTTCGGTGGCGTAATAGTCATACGCCGCCCGATCCTTATCCGTATGGTTGGAAGCCCCAAGGGTTCTGGAAAATACATCACTCATGATCAATCACCTTCCCTTACAAACACCCGGCAATTCCCACCACGGAACCGCTTAACCGTTGTAGTGAAACCACAACGCTTGGTGATCTGCCTTGAAAACTCAATAGCGGAAAGGGCTTGGAAGTTATTTGCAATGCAATATTCCTTGTACTTCCGGTACACCGTTTTTGTAGGTTCATTTTCAATGGCATCAGTTCCAACTTCACGGATGAAGCCAATAATGGGATTGTTGTTTTCTTCATATTCGTCAAGCTGACCTTGTACCCGGCTGGAAGTGCTGAACTGTGCATTGTTCAGGACACGCTTCAGGGCGGTCAGGCCCAACAGGATCAGGTATTCCATGGAATCCTGTTCACACAGTTCATCTTTGATGAATGGGCGGAAATCAGGATCATTGGGGGTGAACTTGGCATCAAAGGGAACGATCACCAAACGCCTTTGAACAGCGCCGGTTTTATCCTTCATGCGGGGGATGTTATTGGCACTGAACAGGAACTTGGAATAGTTGTTGAATTCAAAGGGGTCTTGGCCCTTGCGTTCCACATTGACACGATCACCGGTAACAAGTTTCTTGAACACAGAAGCGTTGGCAATGAATTCATCACCAATATCATCACCGATGTTCGCCAGCTTGCCGAACAATTCAGCGGTTTTGAACCTATCACCCAATTCCTTCAGGTCAAGGGAAGCAATGTTCTGATCCCCAAGCATATTCTTCACCACATGAAGGAAGGTGGATTTGCCGTTGGATTTATCACCAATCAGGATGAAGGCTTTGCCAAGTTCATTGCGGCGGTACAGGCAATAGCCCACCATTTCTTCCAGCAAAGCCCGAACTTCAGGATCATCACAGGCAAGCCGGTTCAGGGTATGATCCAGAAGATCACACTTGGCGGCGGGATTGTACGGCCACGGAATTTTGTTGGTGATCACCACATCCGGGGTGAAGGGCTTGAATGAACCGTTCCGAATATCGTACAGGCCATTTTTGAAAGCAATGATGTTGGGGTTGGTGGCCCGTGTATCACCATCAATCATGATTTGCAGATAGGCCAGAACTTCCGATCTTTGCGCCCTTTTCAGGTTCGGAATGTGTTTGATCATGGCCCCTTCCAGTTCACCGGCTCCCGGAACATAGATACCATCTTTGTAAATGTGAAGCTGACCATTGATCTTCACAATATGGTTGTTGTTCTTCAGGTAGGTGGCGAACTTATCAAACAGGAAGGTGGAACCCTTGAAGAATACCGGCTTCTTGAACGCATCATCACGAAGAATGGTTTCCAATTCCCGATCAGACAGCGGTTCAGAAAGTATGTACCGATTGATCAGGCGGATAGTTTCACGGGCTTCTTCCTTGGTGAAATCCTCACTCTGAAGGGTCAGGATATAATTGAAAAGGTTCTGATTGCGGCCTTCACCGGCTTCCATATCCAGAAACTTCACATTGGTTTTCACCGGTGTCAGCCATTTGGGAACTTCCTGAATATCATCTTCAGGGCAATCCATCAGGATTGGCCGGTTTACACCTTTGAACTTCAGAATGGAATAGCTGTTATTTCGGCCCACTTTGGCATCCGTTTCAATGCCCAAGGCCAAGGTTTGTTTTGTCCAGCTTTTTTCCACCAACCCTTCCGGGTTGCGGAACAGAAAATGTTTACCACGGGTAGTGGCATACACACGGCACTTCAGGCCCAAATCCTGAACAATGTGGAACAGCAGATCAGAAGTATCACCATCATCCACATCAATCAGAATGGTTTCTTCCCCAAGAATACCGGCGTATTCATCAAGGTCTTGCACTTGTTCAAGGGTTTTCAGGTTTTTCACACCCTTGAACTTTTCAAGGCATTTTTTGTTTTGTGTAGGTACATAGCCCCTAAACAGTTGCATTATTTACCGCCCCCCCCCCAACTGCTTTAGTGTCAACGCCAAAATCTTTCAGGCGATTATAAACCATGTTGATGTAATACTGTTTATCCAGTTCATCCGGGATCGGAAGGGTGCTTACATCGTCATTGATGAAGAAGCAATGTTCAGGGGTATTGGCGAACTGTTCAGGGTTCTTTTCACGGCCCTTCACGATCTTCCCCGAAACCTTGAACAAACCGCCCTTCCGGTGATCTTTGGAAGCGAACACCCGGAATGTTGCATCAGTTTGAACTTCTCCACCGGTGAACTTCTTCACGGTTTTGGATCGGCCTTTATCATCCCTGATCTTCTCCATGGTGATTGTGGGGGAATACAGGGCATATTTATATTTGCTGGAAACCTTCACAACCTTTTGGAAATCCCGCAAGCTGTCACAGGTCAACACCGTTTCTTCCGGGGTGATGTTCTGAAGGAAGAAGTTCACAATGGCCCGGTTGACAATCGGAAGGTCATAATCCAGATCAGAAAGTTTCTTCACATAAGCGCCCTTGCATTTCCAGCGGGGCTTCCCTTTTTCATCACGCAAAGGGCCAGCGGGAACAATCAGGTAATTGTTCACATCTTTCTGGAAAACACGCTGGAATTCATCAAATTCAAGGCGCATCCCGGTTCTTTCTTCCCACTCCCAACAAATATCATCAATCAGTTCAAAATCTTCATACCGGCGCAGTTTAACCAAAATACCATCCGTGTTGCTCTGGATGATTTCACAGTGATCTTCCAGCCGTTCAATCAGATCCAGCAAAAGAAGCTGACCGCCAACACAAACATTGTTGGCCTGACGGGGATCATACATGGCATTATGGCGATCCTTCATGGCACCGTAGGTGGAATTCAGAACGATCTTATAAGGCTGTTGCATGGGGTTTTTTTCCGCCTTCAGCTTCAGGCGGGTATCATAAATCATGCTGAACTTGGATGGATCAGCGATATTCCGGGAAAGCCAGTTATAACGGATCATCAAGGAAGGATAATAGGAAGCCACATCCACATTGATGAACCAGCCTTCACCGGCATATTTGGGAATGGCCCCGTGAAGCCCACCCCAAGCAAACACATGGGGAACACCGGCAACATCAATTTCAAGGGATTTGGAATAATCACGGTTCAGGGGGTTTTTGTACCAATTCAGAATTTCCGTGTATCGTTCAATCCGCAAGGTGTCCGGGAATTCAATTTCAAATTCATCATTGTGATCTTTCTGAACGGCCCCAAGGATCTTGGCGGAAAGCTGGGCCTTGGTGCGGCCAATATCCCCAATGGGTAACTGGAACGCCTTCACAAGTGACATTTGGGCATCAAATTCATCTTCCTTGCGGCGTAACCACACTTCAACGGTTTCTTCCACATCATGGCGGCAGTATTTCACCGTTTCCTGAATCTCCGCTTCCGTCAATGGCCGGTCAATATCGAATGGAACGGTGGTTTCTTTGATCGAATGGCCCATGAAGGCTTCCAACGCTTTCAGGCTGATAGGCGGATTGGGCATCACATCATAGTTGATCAGGGGGTAATTCCTGAACATGGTGGAAAACCTGTAACCCGGCTTATCCTCCACAATGATCCAATCATTTACCAGCTTTGGATTGAACCCACACAGAATTCCTTTCAGGATGTATTGGTCATAATTTCGGCTGTTGTAACCGGCCCAAATTTCCCCTTTGTGGCGTTCATAGAACCGTTGAAGCTGATCAGGGTCATTGATGATCACAGTTTCCTTCTTGGCGTTCAGGTCGATCAGGACAACCAACCAATCATATTTGAAAACCTCAAAGTCATAAAAGATCATCATTTCACCCGCTTTCTAAATACTCTTGCTGAATCAGTTGAAACACCACCGCCACGGGAAGGCTTCAGCATTGGTGGCATAGTGGCCGGGGCGGGTTCACCCCGGCCTAAAGTGTCTTTTAGGACACTTCTATTGTAAAAAATTTTGGTCGCTTATTCAACCTCGAAAACTTCATCAACGGTGATGGAATTGAAACGGGAATCATCATAATCCACCGCATATTCCAGAACACCATCAATGGCTTCAGCCACATCAAGAACAAGCTGGGAAAACTGCTTGTAGCTGGTGAAGCTGATAGCAACACCGGATTCCAGCTTCTCCAAGAAGCCCATAGCGGAAGCAATCATGTTCTTATCGTTCTTGGTGCCGTACAGAACACGGTTCATGAAAAGGCGCTGGTTCTTGTACTCACCGGAAAGGATCTTGAAGGACACAGCCAACATGGGGCGGTTGGGATCGGCCTTGGTTCCCTTGATCTCCATGCTTTCCAGCTTCACTTCATACTTGCCAGCGGGAATGGTGGGGAAATCACCGCCGCCGTTCTTCTTTGCTTCCTCCACATCAGCCTGAAGGCCCTTCAGGTCAACGCTCTTGTCGATCTTATCAAAATCAATAGCCATGTTACATTTCCTCCATTAAGTAATTTTTTTTTAGATATGTTTCAGAAAACCGGCCAAACCATCAAACAGGCTGGTCAACGCTTCAGCGGTGGCCTTGGCTCTGTCCATGTTGGCCCGTTCCTCTGCGGTGGGAATGAACCCCGCATCAGGGGCAAACAGATCATCCGTCAGAATGGCATCCATCAGGTGATCCAGCGCCGCTTCCATCATGAGATCACAGAATTCTTCATCCTTCCGGGCATACATCATGATAGCTTCACGGGCGGCGCATTTGTGCAGTTCTCTTACTGCTTCAGCGGATTCAGCATCGGGCGGGGGGGGGATCAGGTTAGCACACACCTTGATCTTGCGGAAAAGGCCACGCTTTTCCATTTCTTCCTTGAAACGCTTCATTGGGTTTACCTCCTATATCTGATTGGAAATGATGGTTCCAATTTCTCTGACGGAATGGGTGATCTTCTTTCGATCAATGCGGGAACCTTGCAGAACCTTTGTGATTGCTTCAGTTTCCGCCTGAATATCCTGAAAGGCTTTCCGGTTACTATCAAGGGTAGCTTCATAGGAAGTCAGATCGGTTTCAATTTTGGCCGTGGTGTAATTGGCGGCGGAATCAAGCTGTTCCACATATTCACGCAACCACCGGGCCGAATCAAAACCCATGTGCTGATCCACAAGTTCAAGGAAATCTTCAAACTTGAACAGTGTTACCGGCTTCCCGTCCTTCAGGCTGATCACGAAGGGGCAAGGGTTTATTTTCTTCATGCTTCCTCACGCTTCTTTCGGGTGCGGCGGGGCGGGTTCACATCCATCTTGGGGGCGGGTTCTTCAGCCTTGGGGCGATCCCACAGGGGGCAACCATCGGGGCCGCCTTCCTTGGTGCAACAACCGGCATCGGTCAGGCACTTACACAGGGGGATTTCGGGGTTGTCCTCATGCTGTTTCATGATACGGTCAGCATCAGGGCAAGCGGGATATTCTACCGGCCCGGTCTGTTCCTCCGGTTCCTCGTCACCCTCCCAAGGGGGATTTTCACCTTCAGGGGCAACAGGAACTTCAGCGGGTGCCGGGGCTTCTTCCGCCTTGGCCTTTCGTGCCTTTCTTCCGGTGCGCTGTTCGCCGCTGTCAGCTTTTTCAGGTGCGGGGGTAGTAACTACATCACCGCCACGCTGAACGGCACCAGCGGCCTTCTGATTGGCTTCTTCATACACTTCACAGAAGTTGGCGTAGGAAAGGGGGATTTCCTTGTTGCGAACGGTCAAGCGCCCACCGCCAAAGATCACTTCAGAAGTCTTGAAGGAAAGCACCCGTTCATCATCATCCGCCACGATACGGGCCACAAGATCAACCATACCGGCAACCTTATTGGCAACCTTTTCACGAAGGTTGGGGCGGATAGAACTGATCTTATCGCCACTCTTGCGGGTCAGATCACGGCTTCTGTCCTCATGACTGATCAGGATGATGTTTTCATAATCCATGTTCACAAGGCGTTTCAGGGTGTTCAAAAATTCGCTTGTGACCATATCCCATGCCCGGAAAGAATCATCAGATTCATGCTTCCAACCCTGACGATCACAGATATACACTCGACAGGCTTCATAGGTATCTTCCAAAAGGTCAACCACAATGGTTTTGAAATCGTTCTGTTTCTTTTCCAGTTCCAGAACCGTATCAGTGAATACTTCCCACGCAAGCTGACGCTTGGTGATTCTACTTTCAACGGTAACGGTGTCACGAATGGCAATGTAAGGGGCATCCACAAACTTGATATTGCCATCAGTGTTCAACATCAGCGGATCAGGGAAAGCATTTGCAAAGAAGGTCTTTCCGCTGAAAGGTGCGCCATACACCCAAATAACCTTCTTTTTGGTGGCGTTCAGATCACGCCGTTCATTCTTGGGAAGTAACATATAATCCCATCCTTTCTGACAATATTCTTCATACTCACACCACCCGCAAAAGTGGTTTGGGTTCTTGGGGAAATCCGTGGATTCAACCATGTGTTTCACATCGGTCAGAAAATCCACGATCTTCAAAGGCTCATAGTCAATGAAGCTGATAGTGGGTTGGGCGTTCTTCAATTCCTCACGCAAACGCTCACGGAACTGAAGAAGGGTTTCTGTTTTCTTCTGCCTGATTTTGGGCTTGGGGATGAACAGGAAAGCCATGTTTCTGATCCGGTGGCCCGGATGGGTCAGTTCATACCAATACTTGTATTCATGAAGCTGACCGGATTCAAGGTAACTGCCAACATTGTTGGAATACTTGAAATCATACAGATCAAAAACCTGAACATCTTCACCCCACGGGTTGTTAAAGGCGTTTTTCGCCATCCATCCCATGGGAACAAGGTAATCCATGAACCCGATGAAGTCAGCGTTTCCAATGGAAAGTTCAAACTTTCCACCGGGCGGCAACATGGCCTTTGCCTTGGGAATCAGGGCTTCCAACTTCATCATTTCATTCACATGATCATCCGTCAGGATCGGGAAGCTGTTCTGATAGAATTCAAGGGCCTTTTCCACGCCTTCTTCAATGCCGGTATGTAATGCCGTTCCCAAGATCAGAGCGTTATCAGGATCAGTGTTCGGGATCGTGTCTATACCGGCCACATATCGCATTTGGTATTTGAAAGGGCATCGGTTAAAGGTTTCAACTCTGCTGTGTGACACTCGCATGATTTCACCCCCTTCACAATTTTTTTGAAGTTTTCAAACCCTTCAGGGTAAAGGACAAAGCCAAAGCACCCGGAACGGTTGATTTGTCTGATATTGCGCTTCTGAAGTGCTGAAGGAATTCCATCAGAAGCCTTCAGTTCCACTTCAAGGGAAATACCGTTCACAGTGATCTTCATATCAGGAAGGCCGCTTTTGGTGTAGCGCCCACCGCCCCAACGCTTTTCCCAATACCCACAGGGCGGGGCGCTCATGCGGTCAACAGGTTCACCCAAGGGATATATCCCTT